AATGCGAACTGGAGGGCGTCAGGGCAAGATGGGTTGAGAAGATACTGGCAAAAGAAGTCCGTGAGAAAAGGATGGGGCTATTGGTCTCAGAGCAATTCACAGACGAGCATTCAAAGCAGTTGGGGAAGCAAATCACAAATGCCGCCGAGAGGTTTGAAACTATCTACCCGCGGCACAGAGCTGCGGACACAGTCACTTTCATTATGGCTGTGAGGAAAAGATTGAGGTTTTCGGACCCCATTAGAGAGAGTGCAAAGCTCCGGGTTGCGGAGATGTATGGGCCCTTCCTACTGAAAGAATTTCTCAAGCATGTGCCACTGAAACCAATGCATGATACAAGAATGATGGCTGAGGCAAAGTTTGATTTTGAGGAGAAGAAGACGCAGAAGAGCGCAGCCACAATTGAGAACCACAGCAACAGATCTTGCAGGGACTGGCTGGCCGACATGGGTATGGTTTTCTCAAAGTCTCAACTCTGCACAAAGTTTGACAATCGGTTCAGGGATGCGAAAGCAGCACAAACCATTGTCTGTTTCCAACATAGCGTCCTATGCCGCTTTGCTCCATACATGAGGTACATTGAAAAGAAACTCAATGAAGTGTTACCGGCAAGGTTTTACATCCATTCAGGCAAAGGTTTGGAAGAGCTAAATAAATGGGTCATAGAGTCCAAATTCGACGGGCTGTGCACGGAGTCTGACTATGAAGCCTTCGACGCTAGTCAAGACCAGTACATAGTGGCGTTTGAGCTAGCATTGATGAGGTATTTGGGCTTGCCCAATGATCTCATAGAGGATTACAAGTACATCAAAACGCACCTGGGCTCGAAGTTGGGGAATTTTGCCATAATGCGCTTCTCCGGTGAGGCTAGCACCTTCTTGTTCAACACAATGGCCAACATGCTTTTCACATTCTTAAGATACAAGCTGAAAGGGGATGAGCGAATATGCTTCGCTGGTGATGACATGTGCGCCAACAGAGCTTTATTCATTAAGGATACTCATGAGGGCTTCCTCAAGAAGCTTAAGTTGAAGGCGAAGGTTGATAGGACAAACCGACCAAGTTTCTGCGGGTGGAGCTTGTGCTCAGATGGGATTTACAAGAAGCCGCAGCTGGTCTTTGAGAGGCTTTGTATCGCCAAGGAAACGGCCAACTTGGCCAATTGCATTGACAATTATGCAATTGAGGTATCCTATGCCTACAAGCTCGGAGAGAGGATTAAGGAGCGCATGTCAGAGGAGGAACTGGATGCCTTCTACAATTGTGTGAGGGTGATCATTAAGCATAAGCATCTGCTGAAGTCTGAGATTCGCTGTGTGTATGAGGATGTTTGATAGCTTAGGTAATCAGCTTAGTAGTATTGAATATATGGATGTGTTTTTGCAAATTTTGAATAAATATAAGTTTGAGCGTGTTAGCAGTACTCTAAATAAACCAATAGTTGTTCATAGTGTCCCGGGAGCTGGTAAAAGCTCCGCTATTCGGGAGTTGCTTAA